ATCCATCCGCGTGGAGCAGATGCACCTGGCTGAAATCGTGCTGGATCAGATTTTCAGTGCATGGATACGCGAGGCCATGTTGACGCCGGAGCTTTCCATACTGCGTACAGTGCGCAGTATGCCCACCCTATCGGGACGCCCCATGCCACTGGTAAGAGGTTGGTTTTTCGACGGCACGGAGCATGTTGACCCGGCCAAGGAAGCCAACGCCCAGGCCAAGCGTTTGACCAGTCACACCACCACATTGGCTGCTGAATATGCCCGTCAGGGCAAGGACTGGGAAACCGAGCTTCGCCAGCGTGCCAAAGAGACACGACTCATGCAAACACTGGGACTGACCGTTTCGGAGAGTCAGCCTGCTCAACCTTCTTCTTCATCCACAAAGGAGCCTTCTGCCAATGCCGATGACACTGTCGCCAACACAGCAACTGCCTGACCAACTGTCGTTCACCTGCCCGCTGACCATTGAAGCAGCGGGAGACAAACCTTCCGGGGGCGGAAGTGTTCCTCAGTTCCGCATGGTGGCCTACACCGGCGGCCTGATGCGGATTGAGGGCTTTCCACATCCCGTTGTGGTGGACTTGGAAGGTTTAGGCATTGACCGCCAGGACATCCCCGTGCGCCTGGACCACAATTCACGTCAAGGTGTGGGCCACACCCATCGCGTCGCCGTCGAAAACGGATCGTTGATCGCTGAAGGTTTGGTCAGTCGTGACACCAGTTGGGCACGCGACGTGATCCGCAGCGGCCAGAACGGATTCCCCTGGCAGGCGAGCATCGGCGCAGCCGTTATCGATGCCCAGTTCATTCCCAACGGCCAGAACGTCACCGTCAATGGCTGCACGTTCGACGGCCCGATTCACGTCGTTCGCAAGGCCATCCTCAAAGAAATCTCATTCGTTGATAACGGAGCAGACTCGTCTACGTCTGCCCGCATCGCAGCCAACAGCAAGGAGCAATCGTCTATGACCCCCGGAACCCAAGCAACCACCACCCATGAGCAGCAACCCGCTACTACCGCTGTCGCCGAGCCCGCGCCGGTCACACCTCCGACCACCGAACCAACGCCGCCCGTACGTCTTACCACCATCGCCGCGAGTGCAACGCAGGATGTCTCGGATGCCCCGACCCCGGATACCCCGGCCCCGGAAGCTCCGATGATGCAGATGCGCAAGCAGATGGCCGAGGAAACCCGGCGCATCCAGGCCATCCGCAGCACCTGTGAAAGCAAACATCCGGCCATCGAAGCACAAGCGATTGAAGAAGGTTGGGACGTGACCAAGACCGAATTGCATGTCCTGCGTGCGTCACGCCCACAGGTGCCGATGGCCATGCAAAGTTCGGGTGCCCAACGCCCCAGCAATCCTCAAGTGTTCGAAGCTGTCGCACTCATGGCCAGCGGTTTACCCAGCAATCGCGTCCAGGCCCTGTACACCGAGCCCGTCCTTGAAGCTGCCGACAAGCTGCGTGGCATCGGCGTGCAGGAGTTCTGCGAAATGGCCTGTGGCCAGCAGCTTCCCCGGTTCCGTCGTGATGCCACCGGCTGGTTGCAGGCTGCTTTCAGCAGTGCATCGTTGCCCGGTGTTCTTTCAAACATCGCCAACAAGATGCTGTTGGAAGGTTACAACTACGTGGAAGACGCTTGGCGGCGTATTGCCAAGATTGCCAGCGTCAATGACTTCAAGGAACACACGCGTTACCGCATGACGGGTTCCTTCAAGTTCCAGCAGGTCGGTCCCGATGGCGAAATCAAGCACGGCCAACTTGATGAACAGCAGTTCGGTCAGAAAGCCGACACGCATGGCATCATGTTCGCACTCACCCGCCAGATGATCATCAACGATGACCTCGGTGCCTTTACCGATATTCCCCGTCAGATCGGTATGGGTGCTGCCGAGTCGATTGCCGAAGCAGTGTGGAGTCTGTGGTTGCGGAATCCGCTGCAATCCGATGGCAAAGCATTCTTCCATGCGGATCACAACAACTACAGTGAAGGTGCTGACACCGCGCTGTCCATCGACGGGCTCACCGCTGCGGAAGTCCTCTTTGCTCAGCAGGTCAAGCCCAATGGTAAACCCCTTGGCATCATGCCGTCGCTGCTGCTGGTGCCGCCGGGTTTGAAGGTGGCCGCTGAGATGCTCATGAAGAGCTTGCAACTCAATGAGACCACCACGACCAACAAGGCCAAGCCTGCAACGAATCCGCATGCCGGAAAATTCGATGTCGTGTCCAGTGTCTATCTCTCCAATACCAGCTTCACCAACGCATCCAACAAGGCGTGGTATCTGCTGTCTGATCCCAATCGCTTGTCGGCTATCGAGGTCGCGTTCCTCAACGGCGTGGATCGTCCCACCGTCGAAAAAACCGACGCAGATTTTTCAACACTCGGGGTGCAATTTCGCGGCTTTATAGACTTTGGCGTGCGTGAACAGGACCATCGCGGTGCTGTGAAACTCAAGGGGGAGGCGTAATTCCACCCAAAGTATCCGTAGTTTTCCCTTGAAAACAGGCTGTTTTTGAACTTTTTCTCACAGGAGTATTCATTTATGACTTCGACTTTTGTTCACAAAGGTGACAGTATCGATTACATCCCGGCCACCGACATTGCCGCAGGCACGGTGGTTGTTCAGGGCGATCTCGTCGGCATTGCCAAACTCGACATCGCGGCCAATACGTTGGGCAGCCTGTCGGTGACCGGCATTTTCGATGTGCCCAAGATCGGTGGCCCGGGCATGGCCATCACCACGGGCACCATGCTCTACTGGGATTCAGCCAACCAGTACGCAACGACCATCGAAATCGAAGGCAAGTACATGGGTAAAGCCGTGGCTGATGCCGGTGACAACGATGCCACCGTCCGCGTGAAATTGACCGCTTAACTTCCGGCCCCCGGAACCCCGGAAGGAAAACATGGCCAGAGACTACATGAAAGAAGGCATGCAGTGGCTCGCCAGAGTGAGGACAGGATGGTGTACGCAGGAGGTCGCCTACCAACAAGGCGAATCCTCGTACACCGTCCATGCTTCGCCGGGCATCAGCAAGTATGAAAAATCCACTGTCGGTGGTGTGACCATCGAGTCGAGTATGTGGGATTTTTTGATTAACGCTGATGACTTCCCTGCGGAGTTCGAACCTGAACCCGGCGATGTCCTGACGATGGTGAATAAGCAATACGAAATCACCAACTTCGGTGATGGTGGTTCCGGGGGCTGCTACCGCTACTGCGATCCGTACCACACGACACTTCGCATTCACACTCGTTTACTGGGAGACGCAAGTACATGAATCAGTGTGCACAGAATGACAATGGCATGTGCCAGCAGTTCGATGAACTGCACGAAAAGCTCGACCGGCTTGATCATGCCATCCGTGGCAATGGTGAACCGGGCATCAACATTCGCCTGGACAGGCTTGAACAAAACGCGATTCGTCACGCTCGTTGGATGTGGCTGATCGCAGGTGCCGGTGTGACCAGTATGGTGAATATACTTTTCAGTTTACTCCGGGGGTGATCCGGGGGTAAGGGGGTAATGATGAAAATGCTCATTGATCTGGCTGATGCCGTGACATTGCAACTTAATCAGTCATGGATTGTCACGAATGCCAAACGGCAGGTGCTACCGATCCACGATCTGTCGCAGCTAAGAGAACTGACGATCAGTGTCGTCCCGCGTGGTGTGCAGATTCAAAGCATCACACGCAAGCTCAGTCAGTACGACTGCCAGGTGGACATCGGCATTCAGCAAAAACTCACGGTGACGCAGGATGAAATCGATCCTGCAGTGAAGGATTTGAGCGGATTGGTGCAGCAGCTTGCCGACTACCTGCAACGTCAACCGTTAACCAACATGCCGTATGCGATCTGGATCAAGGTGGAGAATGTGCCCATCTATGATCCGGATCACCTGGCTCAACAGCGGGTGTTCACATCGGTGCTGACGTTGACGTATCGGATTACCAAGTGAGGTCTAAATGCTGCGTGTTCGTTTCAAACCAAACTATGGCCTGAATCGGAAGTTGCTCCGGCAAAAAATGAACCAGGCGAGTTTCCAGAGTCTGGGCCATGCCGGGGCAGCGATCCGGTTGACAGCACGACGTAGCATTCGCGTCAGCAAGCGGTATGCACCACCCGGTTCGCCACCGCATACGCGACACGGCCAACTGCGGCGTGCCATCGTCTATGCACGGGAAGGCAGCGACCGTGTCCTGATCGGCCCCGGGTTTGCCCACGTTGGCCCCTCGGCTATGGCCCACGAATTCGGGGGCCGATTCCGTGGGCATCGTTATCCCAAACGCCCCGTCATGGGGCCAGCCTTAAGTAAAAACCTACCGCGTCTGCCTCGTTTTTGGGCAGGCTCGATTCGATAAACCACACAAATAACCCTTAATTCAAGGAGATTTTTATGTCCATCCGTTTAGGGATGCAGGCCAAGCTGTACCACGGCACGGCCGGCGCAACCGCAACAACCGAGCTGACCAACGTCAAGGATGTCACGCTCAACCTGGAAACTGGCGAGTCCGACGTGACGACGCGCGCCAGCAACGGTTGGCGCGCTACCATCGCCACGCTCAAGAATGGCAGTGTAGAGTTCACGCTCATTTGGGATCCGGACGACGCTGGCTTCACCGCGATCAAGGATGCTTACTTCGGTAATTCCGCTATTG